TTTTACGGTTCCTTGGATTAGCTTTATCTTTTTCCCCTTGCAATACTGTCTAAAATCTGCTAAATCCCGGATAGTCAAGACCCCGAGTTTATATTCTTCCCCTTTAATCAAAAATGTTATCCCACTCTTAGAGATATCCTCTAATTTATCGGCCATAATTTGCCTCCTCATTATTTTTTCAATTTATTAAGCTGTATCTTAGGAAATAAAAAAAGCCAGACTAAAAAGCAATCTCTGCTTTTCCAACCTGGCGATCTGGTCGCTCTGTCAATATTTAATTTTAGATTATCTTAAGTACTAATCCCACAACTCCAGGGGTCAATTTGGGTTTTAAGTGTTAAAGCCCTATCACCTTGGAGGCTGATACTTTGATTAATCAATGCATCTACTGGGGTCGTCATATCAAACCCGGTAACTACAGTATCACCTTTCCAATATTGAGAAAAATTACTCGCTGTAGAAACTGCTACATATTTAGTGAATAGTCTGATTTCCACGGCAGTTCCAACCCAATCTTCCACTTCTCTAACAGTCGACAAGAAATGCTTCTCTGCCGTAGCTGTCCAACTGGTTAATCCGGCAATATAGCTCCTCCCGCCTGAAGAATCATCAAAGTCAGTAGTTTCCAGTACATCCCCGGCATAGCTTACAGTCCAATTAAAGAATCCAAGTACTGGGATGCCAGGTTCGGCTTCCTCAAAAGTTACCGTTCCGGCTTCTGCATCTGCTGCTACCATTGCTTCAGCTACAGTTATTGATTCAGTACTTACTACGTTAATAGTAAATGTTCTATTATTTGCTGTCGTTGCCGCATCCGTAGAACCAAGATTATAAGTGCATCCTGAAAGTGTAACCAACATTCCAGTAGTATAACCCTCATCTGCAAAATTTAAAACACCACCACATGAGGTTATGGTTTTCCCAGTAGTAAAGACAAGCGTCCCTGTACTACCCGTAGAAACCAACTCTTCATTGTAATATACAGCTCCATTCTCGCCACTTAATTCTGCCATATAAAATCACCTTCTTTTTTTATTATCAGGAGCTAGCGGTTAATACTCCACTTCCCTGGAAAGTATAGGTTTGGGTGACTATACCATCTATTGGGGTAGTAACATCCATTCCGGTAATAAATATCGTTCCATTCCATACTCCAGCTACTCCGGTTGTTGTCCTAAAGTAAGCTGTCCCAGTATCCCCAGGTATCTTCGTATTCCCTGTAGAATAGTAACAATCATAGCTACCGCTCCAACCTGTAAGTCCGGCAATATAGCTCCTCCCACCCGTTGAATCGTCAAAGTCAGTAGTTTCTAGCACATCTCCGGTATAACTAATAGTCCAACTATGTACGGAATCGTCTCCACTGCTAAATTGAACATCTCCTAATTTCCCGCTCATCTCTGCCATAATTTAACACTCCCTTCCTTATTTTATTCAGAACATTTCGCTCTGTTAGATTTCTTCCCCTACCGGTAATACCACATAATTCCTCATCCCCATCATATTCCTATCTTCCTTTGGCACTAAAGTAACTAATCCATTTTGGGGGACTTTAGGGCGAAATCCGGGGAAGCTACCTTCCTGCTTTGTCTTCATTACATAACTCTCCCTGGTATTTTTAATCGGGATACCCCTCCCCATGGCTACCCCACACCAAAATTCCATAGTACCTTTTTCATTTATATAATGTTCGCTATCTGCATCAGGCCTCATATCCACACCGTACATATCAATTGTTTTGGGGTTCTGTAGGATAGCTGTAGCCATCATCCAGGCAATCACGTTTAAGAAGAACCCCACCTTAAATTCTTTTAATATTTCCAAAACGGGTATCTGGGCATTATTTAACAGAGGCTTGTATAACCCGGAAGTATAAACCGGCATACCTATTTTGTTTAGATTTTCAAAAATATTCATATCATCATTGAAGAAATGCCCCCTCATTTCATGGGCACAGAATAATCTATCTACAGCATGGTCCCGGTAGATTACATTCGATCCCCATATCTCCACTTTATCATTTCCAGGGACTAAATCTGGGCACTGGTACCAGCTCGGCCCCTGTGCCAATATTATTATCCTGTCAAGATTTTTTACAAATTCAATACCTTTTTGCATTATTAACCTCCTTAAAGATTATGGGCAACCTTTACGATCTTATACTTTAAAGCACTTTTGGGATTTCCTCCTTGATAATCTGGCTCAATATGCATAAGGTTAGTCCCTTTTTCTATCCTTACTTTCATCCCATAGTAGTTTCCCCTGCCCTTCCTTTTCATTAAGGTAGACCCCTGGCTTAAATAAAATCGAATCCCTCTCCCCGTGGCCATCCCTAGCCAGAATTCAACACACCCTTTTTCATTTTGCATATATTCTTTTGCAGTCCCGAAATCCATATCCACTCCGAATAAACACAAATTTTTAGGTCTTTGCATTATGGCCAGTGCTAACATATAAGAGATGTTAGTCAGGAAATAGGCTATCTTAAATTCCTTTATAACTTCCTCTATGGGGTATGGGACATCATTTTTTAATTCCTCATATTTGCCTAGGGTGTATACCGGGAAACCTTTTCCGTTTGCCTCTTCGATAATCTTCGTCCCCCGGTTATATTGGGTAACATAAACATCGTGCATAATAAAGAGCCTATCGACTTCCCTGGCCTTATAGATGTTATTACACCCCCAGTACTCTGACTTATCAGGTTTCTTTACCGGACAGAACCCCAATGACTGACCCCTACCTAAGATAAAGATGTTGTCTAGTTCCTTTACAAGCTCCATCTTATATACTTTTTTTGGCTCTTCTTTGGTTTCCACTTTAGTTTCTTTTGTAGTTTCTTTTGTAGTCACTCCTACAATTACTTTCTCTGGACCTTTCTGAATTTCATTTTCAGATCCCATACTAAAACTCCTTTTTTTAAGTACTAGACTTTTGTACTTCAATACGATATTGTACAAAGTAATTCCAGATATCACTTTCCTTTGTTAAATTACTAAGCTCCCTTTTCATATATATATGGCTATATCCATCTACATTCAAATCACACCAGTCGTACAAAGTTGTTAATGCTAGAAATGCCGTATTAATATCAGTAGAACTATTTTTCTCACTATATAGATTAAACTGTATGATATAATTTTCCATAGTATTCTCATCAGTACCGAATATCCACGAAGGCACGTCTGATATTAAATGGTATACCCCATAAGGGTATGCTGACTCTTGTGGTGCTTCAGTAAAATGCAGACGACCCCCAAGCTCAACATATAACGAACCAGCCTCTGTACTGCCTGTAAATTCATCATAAATACCCTTAAATAAAACTTGCATATACCCTCCTTTAATTGGAGCAAGGCAATATTTTTTAAGTTAAAGTTACACAATCTCCACTATCTAATTTATATGTACCAGCCGAGGCACCTTTAGCTATACTACAATTTACTGCAGTCGTTAAAGGTAAAGTATCCGAAGCACTGTAAACAGTATAGTCGCCAGATGTATCTGTTATTGCATTCCCACAATCTGTATAAGTTGTCCAATAATATGGTTCTTTGTAGATTATCTTATACGGCTCATACCAACGGTCATAATGGTGGTGGTGTACTTCCTTTATTACTTCGATAATTGAAGTCTTTTTAGCTTCCTCGTCTTTTTCTTGACGTTCGGCAATTAAATCAAGCCTACCAGCCCTGATGTTGTCGATATCTTGTTTAAGTGTTTTAATCTCTTTATTGAGCTTGGTCCGCTTTTTTTCCTTCTGTTTAATTGCCTCCAATGTCTGCTTGATCGCCTTCTTGATTAGATCTATCTGTTTTTGTTCTTCTTCTTCTTGGAGTTCCTTTTCGGCCAACTCCGCAGCCTTTTTTGCCTTTTCCTTATCCATCTTATTCTCCTTTTAATTTGTTTTGCCTTGCCCCTATTGAATAAAATTTTTAAAAATATTTTTTATTTCTTTCCTATTCTTTTCAAGTGCTGTCCTAAGGTATGGTCTTGGTGCCTGATTATATTTTCTGCCTTTTGAATCAGTACCCACAAAACCTAATTCTAATCTCCTGGCATATTCAACATTTGTCCCGACAACGCCAGTTAATTCTTTCGTAGGTTGTCCTACTCCATCATCAGCTTCTGCTGGTGATTTTACTTTACCTTTTGCCATTCCACTGCCGGTCCAGTTACTTGATATCGAGGCCCTG